CGCAGCTGCTCGGCCGTTCGGTTGTCTTCAGGATTCATCTTTTCGTCGACCCCTCCAACGTAGCACACTCCGATGCTTGTCGCGTTGTGCCCACGCGCATGTGCGCCTCGCACGTCGAGACTCCGACCGAGCTCGATTTTTCCATTTCGCCTTATTACGAAATGGTACCCAATATCCCTCCATCCTTTTGCCAAATGCCACGAACGGATTTCTCGGCTTCCGATGTCCTGGGTCGGTTTTGTCGCGCTGCAATGGATGATGATTTTTTCAATTGTTCTGTCCATTCTCTTTTCGTTCTTTTCGAGCCTTCAGGGCTCGTTCAACATTCATCCAAATGAGGGTGATTCCGGTCACAACACCAAGCGTCCAGGTGATGCATTCCGAGAGCATCAGCATTGACCAGCTGAAGCCAAAAATGTTGAGGAGATTTTCATGTGTCATTCGTAGTTGATTGTGAAGCCAAACTGGGTGAACGCGTTGCCGGTCGTTGAGCTTTGCCGGCCGATGAAAAGCCACAAGGTTTCACCCTTGCGGATGTTCAAGCCCGTTGCTCGATACGAGAATGGGTATGCGACGCCATTTGTTGCGACGGTAACGGTCTGGGATTGCACCCGAACCAGGCTGAAATTTTGGGTGGTTCCAATGGGAGAGCCATGGTAGAAAGCAATCGTGATGTTGTCACGAGCTGTCTCAGGCAAAACGAATCCATCGAGGTGAATTACAGTCGCATCCTCTGGTAGCGTGAAACAACTCCCCGCATAGCGCCCCAAAATAGTTGTGGGCGTTGTGGTCGAAAGGTTCCAGGCGCGGCTTGCCCAGCCCTCCGTGGTGTGACCGTAGTACAATGTCCCTCGAGCAAGATTCAGGTTTGGACGAGTGAAATGGGTGACAAGAAATTTCCGACCTCCACCGCCTCCGGTTTGAGGAACGAATCTGAAGTTTCCGCTGCCGTCTGTTGACAGCACTTCGCCATTGTTTCCATCCGCTACGGTTCCGAAGTTTCCGCCTACATCGACCTTCAAGAGGAGTGGCGTTGCAGGGCTAGTCGAAACGCCTTTGATTCGGTTCGCCTGTGTCTCCACATCATCGAGGTCAACGGGCTGAGTGATGGACATGAAATCCGTCTTGAACTTGACGAAAGAAATGTCGTTTCCGGTGGTCACTGTTCCACCAAAATTGTCGGACAATCCGACGGGCACAATGTCCGTGCTCGGGTTGGATGAGTCACCGCCCGATGTTCCAGGCCCTTCTCCGTCAAATCCGAAGGGCCTTGTGTCATCGTCAACCGGGTTGGTTGTTCCCCCCGTTGTGGCCAGCAAAGCAAGCTCGCAATCGTACACCTGTGAAGCGGCCGTAAAGCCCATGTTCATGATGTACCATTGACGGTTCGAAGAGGTAGCCTCATCGACAATGCTGACGAGCCTTGTCGGGGGCAACAACGAAATCAATCCGGAGTTGTACGTGTGGGACACTCGGTTGAAGGCGCGGTGGTCACTTCGCACCTTTCCGACAAACGTGGCTTTCCTGGTTCGAAGAGTCTCATCACGCATGAAGAGATTTTCTCGAGCAATCAGCTGGTGAAGAGGTCTTCCGTTCGCGGAGGTGTCTCCCCAGGTCACCCAGTTTTGGTCGGCTGGCGTGACTGTTCCGGGGTTGTTTACGTCGTCCAGTTTGAGGACACCCAGATTCTGGTCGGTGTACTTGTCGCCTAGGATGCTTGTGCACGTCAATTGCGTGCTGTAGTTCGTCTGGTCTGCAGAGGTGAAAACCACGTCCGCATCAGGGTCGTCATGAGTTGAAGCGAACAGTCTGAAATTCGTGATGGTTCCGGGGGTGTAACCAATCAAACCAGGAAGCCCACCATTGGAGGTCGGACCAATGTTCAAGGTGTTATTTCCGTCCCTGAACATGTACTTCATGGAAGCCCTAAATTGAACCCCCACGTGGTCTGCTGCTTGCTGCGGCACGGCGGGCAAAACCCACGCGACATTCGCGTGGCATTCGCTCATCTGTGTGCCGTCTCCCAAGAAGCCCGAACTGAATCGGAATGGGTCATTGTTTCCGAGTGCCAGGTGAAGCCCTCCAACAACGGTTTGCTCCGTTCCACCAGAGTTGAAATTGTACACCGCCGGCTCCTCGTTGCAACCAGGGAATGGCATGACAAAATCGTACGTCGATGGAGTCGTTGTCCATTCAACCGCGCCGCTTTGTTCGAGGGGTTTATACGTCAAGTCAGCGGCAGCTGTTCGGTGGATGTTGTAACCAGTCGAAGACATGACCAAATCACGCTTCAGGTAGTATTGTCCCACCTTGATTTCAAACTGCATCACGGGCTTGGCTCCAATCATGCCCGTATCGATGTTGTAGTTCTGTCCAGCAGAGCCGAATCCGAGCGACCAAATTCGCAAGTCACCGGTCAAGCTTATGGATGTCCCCGGCTCAACAGTTGCATCTGGCGAATTGAGCAATTCTGGCAGAGCCCCGTTCGTGTATACATTGCCATCCGCTGGGTACACCCGAACTTCGAGAAGAGGCCTCGTGAAAATTGTTCTCGCGCCGCCCTTTTTGTGGACGCTTTTCGATTGTCGAACAGGGAACAAAAACGAGTCCCTCACGCCAGCCGCTTGCTCGAATCCAGCGGCATACAACGGGGTCTCGGTCACAGTGTCTTCAGTGGCCGTGAAAATGGTGTCGTTGAGCTTTTCATATTGGTACCTCCCGACGTATGTGGATTGTCCGGTTTGCCATGGACAATGAGCCAAGAATGTTCCACCATATTGGAACATTCGAATCTGAAAAACGGACAGGATATGCTTGAGCACTTCCGCGCAGCTGGAGTTCTCCGTGCTAACGTAGTCTCCACCAAAAATATCCTCCTCCCGGTCAATCTCCAAAAACGCCGAAGCATCGCACTTCGTGAAGCCAATAACAGACTTCTCCAAGGTGTTGCTTGCGCCGTACAAATGCTTGTCCTTGTCGGCAATCCATTGGTAATGCGTGAAGATGCCTTCACCGTAGTCCGATGTTCCTGAAAGCTGGGTATAGGTTCCATTGGCTTTCCAGCCCCACAAAGTGTGGGTCGGAATCTTGTTGAAAATGCGCTGCAAGTGCGTGCCCACATTCTGCGTGTCCTCGTACGGCCGGCCGTCTGGTTGTGCGTACTCGATGTCGTTCAGGAGGGAGAGACCGCAATGCGCCTTGATACGGATTGAATCGGGGTGCGTATACGGACCCCAATTGATTCCCTCGTGGGAAATCAATCCAAACCAAAATGGACGCACGTAACCAGCCCCGCTTGAGACCTGTCCGTTGACCGTGTAGATGGCCACCCCGAAGCGCATGTCTTGGGCTCCTTTGATGACCGACAAAATCTGGTCGTGCTTCGTGTCCGTCACCATCAAATCGAAAGTGACCTCGGTCGAAATTGCCCCTACTTGAAACGTGTCGGATTTACCGTCCATTTTCCACGTGAAACCATCCGGCCCGAGCTGGAATGGTTCAGGCGAGGCGGCACTCCACGAAAACCCACTCGGGGACAATTGGTTGTCGATGATTTCAACGACCCAAACGCCTCCGGTGGAATCAGTGAAACGAGAGCGAAGACGACACACCCACCCACTCGTGTTTGCGCCAGGCGCATAGGCTGTCCCGTCGTAGTAGTCAATTGTCATTATGAGATGATTCTGCGACGGCTCAAAAGGCGGTCTGAATTTTCGTTTGAGAGAAAGATGTCGTCACCGTAAATGCGGCCGTTGACGGTCTGAGATTGACCAGCCCCCGCCATGTCCATGAACTGGCCAAGGCGTTCGAACGGAATGACGAACTCACCGCGAGACCCGGGGCGCTCGCCGATGAGGGCCACGGTTGGCCCCGTAACCGCACCACCTTGGGCGAACTTCGGGAGCGATGCAAAGAAGGCTTTCACGATGGCCGGAGCTGCTGCGGCTTTGGCCGCGCCAGCTGCACCACCTGTGACCTGGTTGGCCGGGTCAAGTGGGCTCAGCGCAGAGGTGATTGCGTAGGAGATTGCGAGAGACAAAAGCTGCTTGAGGAGCCCCTTGAAAACATTCTTCAAAGTCTCACCAAAACTTTCGCCTTCAACAATGGCAGACGCTAGCCCGTCGGTCAAGCTCGCGAACGCCTGTGAACTGGCCTCCCCGGCTTGCTCCGCGAGGGTCTTCGTTTCCTCCAGAATTCCGTTGTAGGTTTCGGCCGATTCGATGGCGCTTCCAGAATCGCCTCCTGTATCGCCTCCGACACCTGTTCCTGGCTCAACGCCTGAGTCGATTGTTTGAGCTCCTCCAGTGCCTCCAGAAGAGCCCGAGAACATGCCCATGACCTTGCTGAAGGTTTCACCAAGACTGAATACGGATTTCTCAGTTTCCTCGACGTCAAATTTCAATCCCTCGAGAAAGTCGGTCACGTTCTTTTCAACTCCGTCAAGGGCGGACTGAATTCCACTGTCCACGCCAAATTTTTCCAGAACGCCGTCGACCAATCCGCCGATGACGCCGAACGCGTTGAACAGTGTGCTGACAATAAACTGAAGGGACGATATGAGAGTGTTTCCGAGGTTCTTGAACATGCCTGACCAGTCACCCTCAAATGCGGATTTGAAGGCAGCGAACAGGCTGCCGATTCCCTCGAACAGGAATCCGAAAATGTCGCCCAGTCCATTGACGACTCCGACGACAATGTTTGTGATGGTTTCGCCCCACGTATTCCAGAACGAAATTATCATGTCAATGGCCGCCGAGAAGACAAACACAATGCCGTTGATGACGGTTTCAACAACGCCCAGAAGAGTGTCCAAGAACGTGGCTCCAGGTCCGTCACGGAAGTAGGCCACAACCGCATCCCAATTTTTGATGATTGCAATGACGGCCGCGCCAATCGCGATGGCAACCAACCCGACCGGACCAGTCACCAACGGGAGAAGACGGAGGAGGGTTCCGATGAGTCCGGAGAACTTGCCCACGACGAGCAAGGCTGGGCCGATGGCCGCAGCGATTCCGGCAAACTTCAGAATGGTCTTTTTTGTCTCTGTGTCGAGGCTCGCAAACTTGCTTGCCAAACCGCCGATGAAGTCTGCTGCTTGGACGATTGCGGGAAGCAAGAATTCTGAAAGCGAAAGGGCTGCCGCTTCAATTGCGGAACGCATCCGGTCGAGTGCGCCCTGTGCGGTGTTCTCGAGGGTCGCACGTGCGGTTGCCGCGGCACCATCTGCGTTGTACAGTTTGGTGGACAGTTCATCGAACTGCTGACCGTTTGCCTGGAGGACCGGAATGATTTTGCCGGCACGGTCTCCGAACAGCTCAAACGACTCCGCAACAGAGAGACCTCCGTTGAACAGGGTTCCGAGAATTTTTGACGGCTCAACCCCCTTCTTTGCGAGGGTCGTCATTGCCTTCGTCAGGGCCGTTCCCGCGGTGCTTGCGTCGATACCGTTATTGACCAGAACTCCGAGCGCTGCGGTGGTGTCCTCAAGAGAGATTCCCAGGCCGTTTGCGGTCGGTCCCGCTTTGGCCATTGCGTTGCTGAATTTGTCCAGGTCAAGAGCTGACGAACCGAAGGCCTTGGCCATGACGTCCACGACGCCATTTGTCTTGCTCGCATCAAGTCCGAAACGGTTGAGGGTTGCACCTACTTCCGCGGCCACAACACCGAGCTCCTCATCGAACGCAATACCGAGGGACAGAATGCCCTCCGTCATGCCTTCAATTTCGCCCTGGCTCTTGCCTAGCTTCGCAAGCTCAAGTTGTAGCCCAGCGACTTCCGAAGCGGACTTGCTTGTTGAAGCTCCAAGCGCCTTAGCTTGGGCCTCGAGTTTTCCCATTTCACCGGCCGTGAAACCGCTGACAGCTTGAACCTTCGCAAGAGCAAATTCAAAGTCAACCGCGGTCTTCCCGGCAACCGCTGCGACGGCAGCAAGAGGAGCCGTCAGGGAAGTGGTCAAAGTCTTGCCCGCGGCAGTAGCCTTCGAGCCGAACCGTTCGAGAGATTTTCCCGCACGGATTAGAGCTGCGTCAAAGCCCTTTGCCTTGACCCGCAGAATGATTGAAAGAAGGCTCTGTTTTGCCATCAGGTTTTTTCGTTTCTGGGTCGTTTCAAGTGGGCAACTACATCATCCAGGTCTTCCTTTGTGAATTCCGGTGTGGTATCGAACGGGTAGAAGTCGTCTGGTTTGGCAGGCTGCTTGCCTTTGCCTCTGTGCTGGTTAGCCAGAAGAGCGAGCAAATAGCTGTGCCGTCTCCATTCGAGCTTCTCGTTTTCGAGGGTGCTTGACGTGAAGAAATGAAGCTCACGAAAAGTCATGTCCCAGAACTGGTCCGGGAGCAAGCCCGAAGACAAACCAACCTGGTACAAATCCGACCAGGTGAGCTCCTTCTTCGGGCCCCTCAGTTTCCCTCAGTCTCCTTGCTCTCTGGGGCGAAGACTTCTGTGATTCGTTCGGTCAGTTGCTCAATGGCATCCGGCCCGTCCAAAAGGACCGCAGCGAACCAGTCGAAATCGACCTCAAATTTTTCCTGCTTTCGAATCGCAGAATTGAGGCACCCGCACCATGCAATTTGCGGCATGATTTCCAGCGGGTCTTCTGACATGTCCTTTTCCAGGTCAGCCAGCTTCACACCAAATTTTTGAGTCAGGATTCTGAACGCGTTCAGATTGAGCAAGCACGAGATTTTTTTGCCATCAAGTTCAAGCTCGAAAGCTCCACGCAGAGTGTTGTCCATATTCATCAATTTTTCCTGCCCACGAAGCCCGCTCAGTGGCGGGCTTCTATGGGTTCAGAAAGGGCTAGCTCTTACGTGTGCGCAGCGCTAGTCAAGTCTCCGTTTCCTTCGATGGTGCAGCTGTACGTTGCGAAGTCGTCGACAGAAGCCGAGATTTCAATCGAGGAAATGAAGCCCAAGCCGTAGTACTCGTAGTTGCCTGCAACACGGTCGGAAAACACAACGAGAATGTCGTCGCGGTCCTTGGCGATTTCCAGGAGGCTCTGGAAGTTGTTTGCTGTAGCTGCGGGGGCAGTGAGTTCAACGAGGCCCTCAACCTGAATGCTCCAGGTTTGTTGGCCGGGGATTGTGTGACGCACGGAGGCGTCGTCAAGAACACCCGAGGTGTCTTTCTTGCAAGCCGTTTCGATGGTTGCGTTTGAGAGGCTCAGAGTTGCGTTCGTGCTGCATGCCACGAGTTCCGCGTTGTCTGGGTCGAGAGGGGCGGTGAGGTCTCCAGCCGTGTTGGACACGTAGATGCCGAGAGCGTTACCGTGAATTGTTGCCATGGTCTTTCGTTTTGGGGATGAGAAGCGACGTCTTTGCGAAAGTACCTCATGCGCATACGTGAACCGCGGCTTCGTTCGAACAACATTGCTCTGGACGATTTTGGAGTGCTATAGGGAAGCCCGGATGGTCTGGGCTACTGCTAGGCAGCCAAAACACACCCGGGCTCAATATGGAGCTCCTATGGGCTCCTGGTCAAAGCTGGTCATCCTTCCAGGCATCGTACTCCGCGTCCTCGTCGCGCGCTACGCCTGACCCGTTACACGCGGTGCACGTGTGCCACTCCGGATATTCCCAGCCGTGCGGACCCGTCTCGCCTGAGCCGTCACAGGTCTCGCATCTCGGTGGTGAAATACTCATGACCACAAGAAACAAAACCGCAACCCAGACACAGGGCAGCGGTGTTCATTTGAAGCTCATTCGGGCTCCATACGTGAGCTCGGATGATTTTGGAGTGGTAGACGCTAGGTGAAATGCTCCGGACTCGATATGGAGCTCCTATGGGCTCCGTGTGCTTTTACGAGAGTTGGGACAGTATGGGCAAAAAAAGAGAGCGAGCCTAGCGGCCCGCTCTCAGTTCAACAGAGGGAGAATCGAATTACTCGGCAGCTTCGCCGGTCTTCTTGGTGCGGCGCATCCACACGACCTCATCGAGGCGAACCATTGAGATGGTCGTTCCGTTCTTGAGGGTGACGGTGAAGGAACCGCCCGCGTCCAACTGACGCACCTTGGTTGCACGACGGATTTCAGAGACACGAGAAACGGTGCAGGCTCCGAACGCTGCGGCGAGCGTGTTGTTGTGGAAGATGCCTTCAGCTCCGTCCGCGGTGGTCACGTAGATTCCAGGCTCGCGGCTTTCGTTGGCGACCTCCTCACCGGCCATACGGCTCATTCGTGGGTCGGTCTTCTGTGTGTGAACGTGGTGGCTTGGCAACACGAACTCTTTGCGCTTCGCCTTAGGCTTCGCAGGCGCTTGCTTGACCAGGGTCACAGAAACGGTGTTGTCGTCGTTTCGCTTGACCAGAATTTCTCGGTCCTTCTGGTCGAACATTTCGACCTGGTTGCCGTGACGCTTGAGCTGCTTGCTCAGGGTGTTGGCTTTGACTTCGAGGGCTGCAGCTGCTGCTGCGATGGAATTGAAATTTTTCATGATGAAAAGATTTGTGTGTTTGTTTGTTTGATGTTCAAATATACGTGCAACATCTTTATCGTTCGACGAAAGGGGCAAACTTTTTTTTCTCACTTGTAGCAAGCCACGTCCAGGACGCGCTTCCCTGTGTGCTTCTGAATCAGGGCGATGTTCTCGACCGGGGTGGAACCCTTGAGGGTCCACACACCCTTCATGATGCGACGAGTTTGGTCGTGACGAAATTCGGTGCGGTCGCCAGGCTTGTTCCAGGGTTCGCCGTCTTTTCCGACCCAGGTGCGAACGACCTTGAACTTTCCTGTGTCGCTTTTCCAGAGTTCGAGCCAGCCGCCGTTCTTGTCGCATTCGATAACGTCGAACGAGTAGCTGCCGGGCTTTTGAGAGATTCCTGTTTCGAGGTTCAGGCGACCGTGAGGGAGAATGATTGAAGCCATAATTTCTGTGTGCTTGTTTGTTTGATGTTCAAATATACGTCGATTTGGTTTACCCTTCGACGAAGAGGGTGAATTTTTTTTTCAGAGGAGTTGAAGAGCTGCCTTGTAGACGTCGTTGCGGTCGCTGTCAGACCAACCCAGGTCGCAGCCGTATTCCTTGACCACGTCCCAAACCATATCCTTGGTGTTCATACCGTAGTCACGAGCGTAGTCCTTTGCTGTGTTAGCGACTGACTGGGCGAAAGATTTTGGAGTGCGTTGCATGATGCTGTGTGTTTGTTTGATGTTCAAATATACGGCAACTTGTTCTACCCTTCGACGAAACAGGGGAACTTTTTTCAGATTTTTTTTCGGAGGCCGGTGGACCTCACTCGAAAGTGAGGGTCCAACCGTAGACCTGAGGGCGACGCTTTGCGCAGATGGATTGCACGCTCGCCAGGTTTCCGCCGACGATTCCGAACACCTGCTTCGGAGTCAATCCGGAGTGTGTCACACCGTCCTTGGTGATGGTGAACTTCACTCGCTTGCTCTTGGGCTTGGCCTCAACAATGGGCTCCTGAGTGGCTCCGACCGGAGTGAGCTTGCGGGCACTCAAGACACGGTGACGGCCAGAGGTGCGGTTTGCGTTGTCGTACACAACACCGTCGACAACTGCGAGGGAGTGACCTCGAACGGAAAGGAGGTAGCGTCCGCGGGGGTGACGCTTCACGAACTGGTTGATGGTGCCCCAGGTGCCGCGCAAATCGAAGTACTCAGAAACGGTGCGCTTCTCAACTTCAAATCCGATGGTTTCAAAAAGCTTGTGGCTTTCGGTGACGATAAGGCGAGTGGATGTGCCCTGGCGGAAACGACGCTTGAAGAACTTTTTGCAGAGGGCGTGAGCCTGGTCGTATTGGATTCCTGCGGCGTTCGCTACTGCTCGCACAGTGCAGTCGTTTGTTTCTGTTTGCTGCAACTGGCTTCCCTGTACGTTGCTCGTCGTGTAACCGTTTTGAAACTGAGGCATGATGCTGTGTGTTTGTTTGTTTGAACAGTGCTAAGATAGGGGCATATGTTCATTCAATCGACGAAACACGGGAAAAAAATTTTCGGGAAACTGAAAAAGCCCAGCGTTTACTGGGCTTTCAGGACGAAAAAAAACTTCCTCAGACTGACACCACGAAGTCGAAAACCTGAACCAGGACGTAAACACGGCCCTCGGCTTCGCTCTCCATGCTCATCTGTCGGATGTGTGACTCGAGGACCTCGTACGAAAAGCCTCCGTCTCCGGTCATGTCGTACGTCCCTGGCTTGTTGACCAGGGCCGCCCGAACCTTGTGCCCGAGGCGCATTGCAACGGTCGCGGTTTTGGCGTACGAAAACACTTCAACCTGGTACATGTCCGCCTTGGAGATTCCTTCCTTCGGAATGGTGAATTCCGTTCCCACAAATTCCATCATGACGGCGGGCATTGTGGTGTCCTTTTCACGGATGTACGGGTAGATGCGGCTCGAGACCTCTCCGGTCACATTCGAGTCGTCTTTGAGGAGCTTATAGACTAGGTCGAGCATTAGACACGAAATACTTTTTTGATGGCCGCAATGGCTCGCGGCACAAC